CGTGCCAAATGAATGGCCCATATGATACGTTCATTTCATCAGTGCAGCCTTGAATCGCTCTCGGGTCGAAATCTTCAAACGCGGCTCCGCTCTTGAGCGTCACTTCACGTTTGATGAACATTTTCATGATCAGATCCTTATCCGAAAGGCCATCAGCCTTTACCTTGGCGTACGCCAACAAGTTACGAGTTTGTTGCGCTAGTGGGAACTTCTTGTTCCAAGTACAAAAGAGGTCATCATACTCCTCATCCACTTCCGTAAAGTGTCTGGCCAGTCTGATGCCACGTTTGTGGACTTTTTGCCAAAGGTCTTGGTCTTCGTCGTACGTTTTGACGAGCGCTCGGTTGGTCAAGGCTCTCAGTTCGTTGTTTTTCGATGGGTTCGGTACGACGGCTTGTATGGGGGTGAAAACAGGTGTGTTGACGAATAGTTGTGGTGCCATCTCAAGGCGTTCATCCGCTCCAAAATCTTTCAGTTTAGCGCGGTGATCCATTGGTGCTAAGGGTAGATTGCATTCGACTCCTGGCATCCCTTTTGGGAAGGCCTCGCGCATGTTGCACGACCCAATGATGGGTGGAGTAACTCGATCACGGGAATAGAGACTGCTTAGAGCAGACGCTTTCTCGGTCCTTTCGAATTTGCTGTAGGTGACATCCGCTGTGGTGCTACAGCACGGCAATTCCTTCAAGCTAAGGGCGTTCGACAGTTGGTTGAACATGCGTCTGATGGGTGACATGCATAACGTGTTGTATGCGGTAATCTCATCTTGTAGGCTGTAGATGAAGGCCATTGCCGACCCATAGGTCAAGCATTTGGTCTGCATGCTAGGCGGTACGTTGAGTGTTTTCAGAGCAGCTCTCATTCGCTGGATGCATGATGCGAATGTTGTCGAGTCGCGTTTTATCCCGATCATCTGGTTGCCTACCGTTGTGATAAGCGACTTTGGAATCAGGACGTGCTCGGTGGATTTGAGAACGGTGAGAGTGAAGGATCCTAAGCTGAGAGTTGTGCCCCGGGTTATGGCCAGCGATTCCAACATGGGTCGGAATTTCGCTTGGTCGCCGTAAGTCACCACACCGTCCACTTTTCCGTGGAAGTCGTTGCGGTTCAAACAGTCTACGAGCGGCATGCTCAAAGCGTTTTCGGGTTGGAGTCCCATAGGGGCCTCAACAAACTCGAGAATAAAAGAATCTCCTGCAGGGCGGCTTGTCCATGCCATGGCGAATTGTCCATCAGAGTAGTAATTGGTTTCGAAAATCCAAGTGCTAGCGGAGTGGGTGTAGCCTGTGTGGTTACCATGGACACGCATGTGAACAGACAACTCTTTACCAGTCCAACTGACTTCGTAGTTAGACTCTGCTTTGCCCCCACATCTGCCGAACGAACCGTATAGGTTGTCGAAGTTGTGGGCGACTGCAAAAAGTCTGTGCTTACGAGCGGTCAGGACGAAGTTCAGTACATCGTCCTTGGAAAGGTAGTAGATTGAGTGAATGCTCAAGTATACGTCGGGTATAAGGGGGCAAGTTTGACTCGTGCTAGTGCAGTAATTGGCACCCTGAATGTAACATTCGGGCCTCCTGCGCACGGCGTCAGCGGCGGAGAGAACGGGATTGCAGTTGTGTATGTTGGTGCGCCCGCACCTAGCGTGTCTGTTTGCGTTACCGCCAATATCGGTAATGCGAACTTCGCGCCCATACATTCTCTGTATATCCTCGTAAACAAGTGACTCATTGATGGCCCGTTCGGTTGCGCCGATCGGGTGCGGGTGGTATCCCTCGCTTCCAAATTCAAAATCCCATGCGGGAAATCTGGCTGTGAGCTCAGCCTGCTGTTCCTCAGTCACACCGTGACTGCGTTTGAATACGCGCGAGGATTTGCGTTTTGCATCTGTCTTCACGTCTTTGTTCACTGGGGCTTCCTTACGGGCAGGGGTTACCTCAGTCACTTTAGGCTTACGAGCGGTGCTCTCGATTGCCGACATGTCTTTCAGATGGATAAGTGAAACTTACAGTTGATACCAAG